ATACTTTTGTGTGAGTTGATTCTTCTTTACATAATGATTGAAAAGAAGGGCGCCACGAGCATGAATCGGTGTTCCCTTTTCATAGATCGCATTGACACTTCGATACTTCTTCACGTTACTCACGGTTCTTGGAAATGATATATCCTCTGGTGGTAACGAACTGAATTTGGTTCTGCATTGATCAATAAAATCAATTACATCATCTTCAGTCTTTGTCATGATTAATTTAAGAACATCTTTAATCATCTGACGACAAGGTGCAGGCGTTGATGACTTGACTGCCTCAATACCCATCATCTTGAGTTTAGGTTCCGCATAACGAACACCTTCACTATCCCAGACATTCAAGATATATCTTTTCTTTGCAGTCCAGATTCCACGATCAGCGATGTTCTCTCGCTTCATGATCATCTTCTGCTCATAAGCGTTGACGTAGGAGGCCAACTTTTCATAAGAACCCGATATATACTTTTCAAATTCCACATCACAGATCTTATTAAGGAACGTGACAATACTTTCAACATTCTTCTCTCGTTCTTTGTATATAACTTCGACCAGAGGGCCCAGATGCAAATAGATAGAATCAGTGTCAACAGCAATAACATAATCTTCATCCTTAGTTTTGAGTATTTTGTTTAGGTAATTATTCATCCGATCTTCAATCCAACGGATTGAAACCTGACCAGACAAAGTAATCGCTTCTGCATTTTCAAGTTTGTAATAACGAAAGTATTCGTTACCAATCGCACCATAAGCAGAGTTCAGTTGGATCTTACGAGCCATCTGAATATTATTGAATGTTGCGATATCTTTTACAAGTTTAGGATCTTTTGTGTCCTCATACTTTTGTTTCGCAGCAAGCATCTTCTTCTTATAGATTGTTCTTTCAGTGTATATCTTCTCCATAATCTCTGGTAAGAACCCACGAACATCTTTACGATACATTGCACCATTCGCACATACAGCACTATCCTTGTGAAGTTGAAAGTCTATCTCTTCTTGAAGTATTCGATCAACTGTAGCTGTTGGGTGTTTGACATCCTTGAGGGTCTCTGGGGAAATATTATATTGCATAATGAGATGAGGATAAAGACTGTTGAGGTCAAAACTAACCACCCAATCATACTTTCCTGGCTTCGGTTCCTTGACATAAGCGCCTGCGTATTTTTCAGATTTTGATGTTCTTTTCTTTGGTGGTATGACAATATTCTTTTCCTTTAGATAGTTGTAGATAATTGTATCCCACATACGAACTTGATAGTGAATATCAATGAAATTGACTTTCGCATCAAATGCCATTGTAATCGCAAGTTCAATCAATTTCAACTTGTCTTCCATACGGTCAACAAGTTGAACGTCTTTGATATTATATCGAACAAACTTATCCCAATCTTTTGTGTAGAACTCACGGAAAGTATCATACTCATTGTGATCGAGTTTCTTCTCACCCAACTCATAGTTGGCGATATAGTCCAATCGATATGACTCTTGGTTTGTATATGTAAATCTTTTATACAAGTCAAGATAATCAAGTTGAGTTACACCACCGATGTCATAAGTAATGTTCTTACGACCACTAATATAAATCTCTCCTTGAGATACTAGACCCCAAGGCGAAAGATCTTTCATTGACTTTTCACCAAGAATACGATTGATTCTGCCAGCAAGATATGGAATATCATACATCTGAGAGTTCCAACCAGTAATTACTTCTGGAAGATTCTTTCTCCAGTATGATAAGAATGAAGAGAGTAAGATAGATTCATTCTGACAGTAAATATAATTTACATTTGGGTCTTTATTTACAAACGGTCTCGAACCAAAAGTTGTAACCTTCTTAGTTGCATAGTCCTGTAAACTAATCAATAATAATTCTTCTGCAACATTCTCTACATCAGGGAAACCACTCTCTGCAGCAACCTCAATGTCAATCGTTACAAGACGAATTTTTTTGATGTCGAAGTTTATATGATCCTCTGGATACTTCTCTGAAATATATTGATAAACATATCTATCATTGCCATATATTTTAAAGTTCTCAACTTCATCATACTTCTTATAAAACTCACGACAATCTCTCACGAAGCCTGGTTGAATCGGTTCAACAGATTCACCTTCTAGAGTCTTGTATTTTGTTTTTCTTTTAGACGGAACGAATAAAGTTGGTTTCCATTCTTCTCGATGTGTGATGTGCTTTCCATTCTCATATCCACGAATCAAAAACTGATTACCTATGAGTTGTATATTGGTGTAAAATTTCACGAAGTCACTTTAGAATACTGATCGAAAATTAATGGGCTAGGAGTGACAAGAGTTATGATCTTATCGGAACTAATCATTATCTCATTTTGTTCAGTATAATCTTCCATCCACTTATGTAAATCACTACCTTCAATTTTGTAAGGTTTTGTTAATTTACAATTTGGATCTCCAATCTCAGAAGCAACCTCCTCGATTTCTGATACTACTATTTCCTGATTAGATAACAACAGGACTTTGATCACTTTCTCCGTTTCCATTTAATCTCTCCTGATAAAGTTTTTTTAAATTTTCTACTGGTTCAACGATTGTGATTACCCAATCAGCAGAACATGGTATTTTCTTTTCTGCTGCAAGAGGAACCCAAGGATAAAAAGTAATTCCTACTTTAGAATTAAATTCTTTTGTTGTACCATGTTCTCCTTCAACACCATTCTCTTCACTTAAGACAACAGGTTTCTCTGGTGAATACATTTTCACGATTAAAGGATCATGAAAAAAATATCCAACAACATCTTGTTCAGATTTAATCTCTTTTACGTCAGCGATAATATCTTCGCCTGACTTGAGCATTACTAGTTTGACAGTCATTTAATACTTTCTATGTTTACATTATAAAAGACCACTCAACAAAAGTCAAGTGGTCTTAAATCTATTGTGATTTATTTATAGGTAGTCTTTGCGTGTGTGATGTTCTGGAACTACTTTACCCAACTTGACGGTAAGGAGTCCATCTTCCAATGACACATCCCTGACCTCATAATCATCTGCAAGTGTCCAGGCTCTGTTGAAAGATCTTTGAGCCAATCCTTGATGGAAATACTCGGATCCTTCCTCTTTATCTTTTTTCTTTCCTTCAACGAATAATTTTCCATATTCAGTGTAGACATTAACTTCCTCCTTTTTGAATCCAGCAAGTGCAATCTCTAACCGAGACTCAGTATTATTTACTTGCACAAGATTGTAAGGTGGATAGTTTGTTGTGGTTTCATAAGAATTGAAAAAACGATCTAGGTAATCGTCCATACCTATTCCATTCTTAGAAATAATTTTCATCAACTCTGGTAAGTTTGCAGAGTGATACCTTGCTAGTGTGTTCATAGTTCTCCTTAAGTAAGCGAGTGTAATTTTGTCCCCGAAGGCGACACTACTAATTATAACACTAGGCATAAAAATAGGGGGTGGTGAACCCCCTAACAATACTTCGGTTTTCTACCTAGTCTAGCAGAACTCTACAATGGCTGACGCAAGTTTTATCCTTTACATCACATTCTGAAATACATTCAAAGTAGTCATCAACTGCATCATTCATAGATGTCTCACGTTCGAGATTCATCCAAGGTCTTAAACTATTAAACGATATGAGATTATGCATAGATTGTTTTGATTTAAACACATAACTATCTATATCAGTTTTTATGACAGTAACACTTCTTCATTTAACAGTTGTGGTTTCTCTTCCTCTTCTTCTTTTAAATTTGCACCATCATATTCACTAATTAGTTTTTTACCACTTTTAATAAAGTCTTCAGATTTATCCATTTTAATTACCATTGCCTTCCTCCTCTGGTTTTTTTCTTTTACCTATATTGTATTTAGTTTCAAGATTCCACTCACCCTTTTCTTTGTAAGAGATGACTTTAATCTGATTCAATGGTGCGATGTCATTGACTTTATCAGTCGAGACAACAGAAACCAATCCCCAGTCTAAAAGCAATTGGATAATACGGTTTCTTCTTTGTACATCATTGACAGTGATATTAGCTCTCTTACCATCTAATGCGAATAGTTCTTTGAAGTGAACGATATAGTATCTGCCTTGTTTATGTAGAATATGGCAAGACTGATATAATTTCTTTTCCTTTCTTGAAGCTACACCAATACGAGTTAATGTTTCTCTTACCTTAAGAAAATCATCTGGTTCATTTAATGTAATTTCAATCATTTGGTCAGGCGACCAAGTAATTTGAGGCTCAACAATTGAGTTCATTTTTTTCCTCCAGTATCAAGTCGATCTCGAATAAACGAGAGTTGTTCTCTAGTCAAAATGTGTAAAACCTGTTTTGCCTTCTCATTACTATATCCATAGTAAGATTTAACAAGATCAAGATTTTCAAGTTGTTCTTTACGAATCCAAGGAGAGTATCTCTTCCTTTTCCTGAGGCTATTTAGAAAAAAATCATATTGTAACTTCTTTGATAGATTAGGTCTCATGTTCATTTCATTTGCAAACAGGATTGCATCTATGTGACCCGATAAACATTTATTCACAATGTAGGCTGGATACTGTTTCTCTATATCAGGATCCTCATCAATTAAATTGTCTTTATTAAAATTAATTGAGTTCAACCACTCTTTAAGTTCTGTCATTATATAATGCAATTTTTTTATCAATGTAGACTTTCGCCTTTTTTAAATCATCTAGTTCACCCTCTTGGTCTTTGTGACCAGCACGACAAACATATTTTACCACGTTACCAGTAAAAAAATCTAGTTCTTGATCTGCTATGAAATCCCAAACTTGGATCTTACCTCGTTGATAATGTGATGGTGAAAATTTATTCATAATTTTTTCGCTTAATAATAATTCTATCGTTTTCATAGTCAGGAGTGAATTCAATAACGTCATCGTGATCCCAACATAGTTCACTGTATAGTGAGTTTAGAATAGCCATGTCATCCCAGAGATCATTTGGTCTAGTCATGTTTTTCGCTCCAGTCTTTAAAATTAGTTGTTAGGTCTAAGGGTTCGGGATCTTTGATACCCTTTACTTTTTTCCAATTACTGTATAGTGCTTGAAGATGCCATGATTGAGATAAACTCTTTGGCCCTTGTTCAAGAAGATCGAGTTCCATTCTATTGCTAGTGTAGGATTTGTATTCTTCTCTCCAGTTGGAGTCGTCAAATGTTTTCATAATAATTT